TTAATCACAGTCAAGTCGTGCTTCCTAATATTAAACCAGAATATAAGATTGTAGATATACAACCTATTCGTAAACACACAAACTTTCACTCATTTGGTTAACTATGTCACACACTAATTCACCCGAATACTTTACTATTAGTACTGTATGTCCTCACGATGGAACAACATCAACGATTGGAATCTTTGAAGATATGGATGCTGTAGCATATAGATTAAAGAGATGTTATACAACTTGTGGTGATGAATACAGGGTAGAATGTTTTCACTTAACAACTGCAAGTGATGAAGCAGAAGCATACACTGAACAGCAAATAAGTAGACAAAAGTATAAGAAAGAGCGTGAAGTTAAAGATAGATTGTATGAAGCATTCAAGAAAAAGGAAAATGAAAGTAACACCGAATTGGCAACATCACAGCAAAAAGAAACAGAAACGAACTCTTAAACCTCAAGCTATTAGACAATCTAAAGCTAAACTTAAAGCACTAATTGTTAAATTAACTAGCAATTAGTGTTTATTTTTTATTTTAATTCACAGTCAGAGCAAAGCTCATGGACGCTGATCACTTTTCACAGTCAAAAATCATGGACGCTGAACCCAAGGACGCTAAGTATTTCGTAACTCTCAAGAGCGGTAGAACATTCGTATTAAATTCAGGATACGATGTGTATCAAGCTGCTTATGATGCTTATGAAGAAGCATGTTTACACGATGATTATCTAGTAGATGCGGAGTTAATTGAATGACTAAGAAGTATTTCCCTAATAAATGGAGTAAATATAAAAAAGCTCCAGCAAAACTCTTTCAACCTATTGCGTTTGATGATTTCATGGACTGGAAGATCTCTGGATGGGAGATTCCACATGAAGTTTCATGTATAATTCGTGAAGAAAACGTAATTACTGGTAAAATAAAAGAGTACGTTTACAAAACAGATCTTGGTGCTAAACGTAAAATCAAGAAACTCATGGACGCTAACGAAAGTGAGTTCACTGTTTGTAGCGTTGATAACATACACTACATGAAACCGGAGGTATTTGATGAAGAAGAAGACGAAGAGTGAATTGGATGATATCTATTCGTATGAAAAACAAGCGTTAGATTCTATCCCTAAAGATCACCCGAATTATAAAGAGATAAGAGCACTATTAATCGACCAAATCAACGATGAAATAGACTATGTTACCCACTCCAAGCCAAATTGATGAGCAAGTTGAACTTGAGAGAGACCAGATAAGGCAAGGTCTCAAGCGTCTCAAAGATAATACTATTAAATTGGAGAATAAAAGCTATGCTTCAGCTACTATTTATGGTATATCTTCTGTGGATACTTTACTTCCACTCCTCGTAAAGAGGATAGAGGATACTAATTTAAGGATACATAAGGGTAAATACGGAGTAGCATTCAAAGACATACATAAATATCTAAGCAAGCTAGAACCGCTCGCAGCAGCTGCAATAGCATGTAAGATAACATTTGATAAGGTATTTAGTTTCAAGGACGCTAGTAACCAAGCTACTAAGGTATGTGAGGCAATTGGACGTGCTATAGAGGATGAATGTCATATGCGACATTACGAAACTAATGCACCAGGTCTATTACATACACTAAAGAAGAACTATTGGCATAGAGCAATAGGTACACAGCAAAAGTTGGTGGTTATCCGTACTTTAATGAACAGATATCAAGTGGTACAATGGGAAACATGGAGCACAGCTACTAGAGTTAAACTTGGTGGTTGGTTACTTGATTGTATTATGGAATCTAGTGGATGGTTTTATAAGCTATCTATTAGAGAAGGTAGAAAGACTACGCTATATGTAGTGCCTACACCTGAGTTCATAGATATCAAGGACGAGGTTATGAATCATGCAGAGTTATTCTCTCCATTAGCATGGCCGATGCTGATACCACCTAAGGATTGGAGCAATGAATGTCCAGGCGGATACATTACAAATGAGGTTATGCATGGTCACGATTTGATACGAAAATCTGATCCCTTCCCTATACAGGGAGAAATACCGCTCGACTTTTTGAATAAGATTCAGAAGGTAGGGTATAAGCTTAATCCATTCACAGTCAATGTTGCCGAAACCTTAGAACATAAAGGGATTAAAGTTGGTAAATTTCTACCTATAATAGATTATGATTTACCTGTTAAACCTATAGATATCGAAACTAATTACGATGCTCGTAAGAAGTATAGAAGAGAAGCTGCAGAAGTAATGAATACTAGAGCTCAAGAGTTTAAACGTTCTTGTAGAACTAGGATGACTATGCAAGCTGTAGATAGGTTTAAAGATAGGGATAGATTCTATATTCCTTGGTCTTTTGATTATCGTGGAAGAGCATATCCTATACCAGCATTCCTAACTCCTCAAGATACAGACTTTGGCAAATCTTTACTAAGGTTTTCTGATGAGAGTTATACCAACAAGGACACTGACAAGTGGTTAGCATTTCAATGTGCTACAACTTATGGGTTAGATAAGTCTACGATGGAAGAAAGGTTAGAATGGGTAAAGGATAATCTACCGTTGATTACCAGAGTAGCCACTAATCCGATCGATTACATTGGTGACTGGGAGGCAGCGGAAGAACCGTGGCAATTCCTTGCAGCATGTGAGGAATATTATAATGTGGTACTTATTACGGAACGTAAGACTACAGGACTAATGGTCGCTACTGATGCGACTTGCAGTGGTCTACAGATCCTCGCAGGTTTAGCGAGAGATAAAAAGACAGCACAACTCGTCAATGTGCTTCCTGCTGATAGACCACAAGACGCATATAAGGTTGTGGCTGATAAGGCAAAAAACAATTGTCCTATTCACATACAAAAAGTAATGGATAGGAAAGTGGTCAAACGTACTGTTATGACTATACCTTATAACGCCAAACCTTATTCCAATCGATCCTACATTAAAGAAGCTTTAGCTGAAAAGAATGTAGAGATAGAGAAAGAAGACCTAACTCAAACTGTACAAGCAGTTAGAGATGCTATGAATGTCATAGTTCCAGGTCCAATGAAGGTTATGAGATGGATAGAATATGAAGTAGCTAAAGCTATTAAACGAGGTGTAAAAGAATTAGAATGGATTACACCATCTGGATTTGTAGTTAACCAAAAGATAATGAAGAAGAAGGTTGAGGTCTTTGATCTACAACTTCTAGGTCGTTGTCAACTTAGGGTAGCTACAGCTGATAAGAATGAGGTAGATAGAGCCAGACATAAGGCTGCTACTGCACCTAATCTTATTCACAGTCTAGATGCCAGCCTATTACATCTTGGTATTATTCGTTTTGATAACCCAATTGCATTAATTCACGACTCAGTATTATGTAGAGCAACAGATATGAATGAACTGTCAACTATTGTCAGGGAAACATACATGCATCTATTTGCTGAGAATGATTACTTAACCGACTTTGCCCATCAAATTGGGGCTGAGTCAGAACCACCGATCATAGGAGACCTTGAACCGGAATCCGTGATTGACTCCACTTATTTTTTCTGTTAATGTATTCACCATTTTTTGAAAGCTTCTTCTCACCTCCTACTATTGTAGTTGTGTCTGAAGAAAGATTAAAGGCTGCTGAACTTAGAGCTAAGGAGAAGCAGTTATTACAAGTTAAAGTTCAATTAGAAAACTTACAAGAATTCTATGAGAAACTAGAAACTGAAGTTAAAGCGCTAACACCAGCTAAACCAGGTAAAGATCTAGACGCATTGGATGGTACTAATGCCTAGAACTATACATACAACTGAAAAACCAGTAACACTAGAAGGTTTCCAAGCAATACTAGCACCTAGTAAGTTTGGTTATTCCTTATCGGCTATAGTTGATAATAACCTTATCGACAAGCTAGAAACTGAGAGGTCTGAAGTCCTTAAGTGGGCTGAGTCCAAGCTCAAGAACCCTAAAAGATCAACTCTTAAACCCGAACCATGGGAAGAGGTATCAGAAGGAAAATATAAATTAAAGTTCTCTTGGAATGAAGAGAAAAGACCACCTGTAGTAGATACGGAGGGAGCACCAGTACAAGATGCAAAGACACCACTATACGCAGGGTCTACGGTCAAGCTGGGTTTTTACCAGAAGCCTTATATCCTCAGAGATGGAGTTACCTATGGCAGTTCTCTTAAGCTTGTTGGTGTACAAGTTGTCTCAGTAAAAGGTGAGGCAGGTGTAGATACAGGAGATTTAGATGCTAATGAAGTAGCTGAGTTATTCGGTACTACTTCTGGTTTTAAAGCAACTGATCCTAATGTAACACCAACAATCAATGAAGAAGAAGAAGACTTCTAAATTCAGATCAGGTCTTGAAGAACAAGTTGCAAAATTACTAGAAGGATTAGGCGTAACCTATGAGTACGAATCATGTAAGGTTCCTTATACCATTCAGCATCATTATCACCCTGATTTTATTCTCCCAAACCATGTACACCTCGAAACAAAGGGATATTGGGCCCCGGAGGACAGACGGAAGATTGCAGCTGTTAAGAGGGACAACCCGGAATTAGATTTACGAATGGTGTTTCAAGCACCGTTCAATAAAATTAGTAAAAAAAGTAAAACAACTTATGCGAAATGGTGTGAAAAGCACCAAATTCCATGGACAGCTTTCCATAACATACCACTAGAATGGTTAATCTAACTGAAAGCGAATTCGTAAGGCACATGCCATGCGAGAATTGTGGTTCATCAGATGGGAATTCTCTCTATTCTGATGGACACACATTCTGTTTTGTCTGTCACAATAGAACAGGCGGAAACGATGTTATTCACAGTCAAAGAATGACGCAAACTGTACACCTAACAGGATCAGCCGAACGGCTGCATAAACGTAATTTATCTGAGAAAACAAATCAATTCTATCAAATTTATAGAGATGGGGACGTGTTACGATTCCCTTACTATGATGAATCAGGTATATTGAAAGGTGTGAAAACCAAAACAAAGAAGAAAGACTTTAGATATGAAGGAATTTCCATTGATACTTTATTCGCTCAGCATAGGTTTCCTAGCAGTGGCAAACGTATTGTTGTTACTGAGGGTGAATTAGATGCTGCCAGTTGTTACGAGGCTATGCCCGGATGGCCGATGGTATCAGTACCGCATGGAGCCACTTCCGCAAAAAAGGACATCCAAAAACAGATACCGTTGTTCCAAGGGTACGAGGAAATCGTATTATTCTTCGATGCTGACGAGCCAGGGCGTAAGGCCACCGAGGAGGCAGCGTCGATCTTACCGCCAGGTAAGGTCAAGATTGCACGGCTTGAAGGGTATAATGACCCCTCAGAGGCGTTACAAGCTAACGATGCTGAAGCGATTCGAAAGGCTATATGGGACGCTAAGCCGTACCGACCTGATGGTATTGTTGAGGGCAAAACGCTTGAATCATTAGTTACTACACCAATACCACCAGCCGAC